TAGCAGCCGTCAGGCTGAAGGCGGGAGGTGTGAATGGGGTTTTTCATTTTTGGGCTCCTGCGGCTTGTGTGAGGGCGGCTTTGAAATCAAGCAGATCATCGGTGGCAAGGAAACATGCAGCCATCGGGTGCTTGCGTTCGTAGGCAGCGAGTTTAAGGGCGTTCTTGTCGGAGGGGTCGGCGCGGTAGGCGATGAGCAGCTTGATCATATCAATCTCCATTGAAAGTAACAGGGAGGGGGAAACCCTCTCCCCTTGGGATGTTAATCTTCGTTGTATGATGCTTCGTCGAGGTTCGACATCAAGCTGTCAATGTCGCTCAGCGCGCTTTCGAGGTAGCCGATGCGGCTGGACAGAACCTCGCCCTTTTCGCTTTCCTGCCACCGGGCAGACTTTTTGTCGAAGGCGTCCTGATAGGTGGCGTGGATGTCATTGATCTGGGATTGGAGGTCTTCAAGCTTGGAGAAGACGGCTTTGATTTTCTTGACGGTCATGGTGGTGTTCCTTTGAGTGAGGTGGGGGCCGCAGCCCCCTTTGATGATCAGGCGGCGACCGAAAGTTTCAGGTCAATGGTGAGGACTTTTGCGCCGGGCTTGGTGACGGTGAACTTTTTCTTGACCGCAGTCAGGAGCTGGGGGGAAAGGTGGTCGCTGACGTACTCGAAAGCCTTCTTGGCGTCGAAGGACTCGGTGTCTTTGTTCTGGCGAACCGTGACGGTGGCCAGCGCGCCATCGTACTCGCCAACGCCAGCCTGCTTGAGTTGAGTCTTGATGGCGTCGAGCTTGGCAGTGAGGATCTTTATCTCGTTGTCGAAGACGGCGGCGTTGTCTACGAGGGCGGCGCGGTTGGCAAGGAGGTCATGGATTTCTACGAACATATCAATCTCCATCTGGTTCGTTCCGGTCTCTATCTCGACCGTGGATGTACCTTACGCGAATCATTTTCGCCCGTCAACGGGGTTGCGAAAATAATTCGTATTTTTTTATTCCCTATCCTCCAACTGTTCCATCAGGATGGCCACAGCTTCAGCGGCGGTCGGCCCGTAGCCGATGGGGTCGGTTTCTTGGCCATCGTAGTCGTCGGTGACAGCGCACCAGTCCCAGCTCCGGTGGATGGCGTGGACGTTAAAGCTGACGATGATTTTGTAGCTGGTGGTCATGATTGGCTCCGGGTCGGTAATTGTCGGTAATTGTCGGTAATTGTCGAAGTTGGGGGCCGAAGCCCCCAGTCCCCTCAGATCTTGACGTATTCGCTGGGGTTTAGCCAGAAGGGCGATCCAAGAGAGCCGACCAGCTTGCCCTGTACGAAGATCGCCTCGACGTACTCTTCCTCGTCAGGGGTCTGCATCTCGACCAGATCAACGAAGTCGCGGGCGGCGGTGCCACTCTCGGGATCAGAGCCGAGAACATGGTCAACGATGGCCTCGCACATTTTGTCCCAGAGGCCCACGCCAGCGGCCACGAAGCCGAAGGAGGGGCGGGTCTCACCGAGGGCGTAGAAGTCGAAGTTCATGTCAATCTCCATCTGGTTAAGTGTTGGTCTGTCTTGACCATGTATGTACCTTAGACGAACTAAATTCGCGTGTAAACCCCATTTGAGAGATTTTACAAAATTATTTTTTGGCCAATCGCGAGGCTGAATTGAAGGGCTGCGCCCCGGTTGATCGCCTTGCCAACCTTCAGGGGGCCTTTGAAGATCAGGCCAAGCATGCGCCCGCGCTCGTAGTTCCACTGGCCATTGGCGTCATGGTCGTAAGCATCGTAGCGGATCGGCTTGCCCGCATGGGCCTCCTTAAAGCCGGTCGAGAAAGCGGCGGTTCGCATGATGCCGAGGATGCCGGTGTTTTTGGTGGCGACTTGGTGGGTCATTTGCTGGCCTCCATGTAAGCGCACACGCGGCGGTTGTGGTCTTCAAGATATTCGCGGATCGTCATGTCAGAAAGGCGGTGAACGTAGATCATGGACTCTTTCCATGACGGGGTGGTGCCATCGGCCCAGTACATGTAGCCTTTGCCCTTGTAGAGGCGTTCAGGGTGGCCAGCACGGTCAAGAAGGCGGTTTACGTCTGCGATGCGACCGCAGGGTTGGTCGATGTTCATGTCAATCTCCGTCGATCAGGGGGACATTTTGGTAATAGGGGGCCGAAGCCCCCTTTCAGGTCAGAAGCTGGGGTCGCGATACTTTTCGCGGCGACCGATGATCAGGCCCGCGCCCTTGGACTTGATCCAGCGGCCAGTGGTCCGGTTTAGAAACACCTGAACCCATGAGCCGTTCTTCTCGCGGCGGAAGTGGTAGGTCGGGCCTGTCTCGCTGCGCTCGTAGGTGTAGGTCTGCTGTTCGAAGTCGGTGCATGTAGCCTTGTCGCCGCGCAGCGTCACGATCTGCTTCTGGGCGTCATAGGCGATTACGGTGGCCGGGTCGCGGTCAGACCAGTGGAGGACCGTCGCAGCCTCGCCAGCGATAGGGGCCGGGCCTGTCATGCTGGACATAACGTGGTTGATGAGCGATCCGGTTTCGGTTCCAAACTTGAGCATGTCAATCTCCATCGGGTAAGTGATTCGGTCAGCGACCGTGCAATAGGTATACGCGAACATAATTCGCCATGTCAACAGGGTTGATGAAAAAAGTCGGCAAAAGTCGCCAATTAATTGCCGACCTAGCAATCGGAGTTGACTATCCCCCGGAATTGCGGGAGAAATTGGGTGTTTGAAACCATTAGCCAATGAGGGTGCAATGATCAGCAACAGCCAAATTGCTTCGGTTGTGGAACGCATCGAGCGCATGGAAGATGAGAAATCAGCGATTTCTCTAGACATTTCAGAGATTTACAAGGAAGCCAAGGGAAACGGCTTTGATGTGAAGATTCTAAAGAAGGTGGTTGCAGCTCGGAAAAAGCCGCAGAATCAACGCGATAGCGAAAACGCCATCTTTGAGCTATATATGTCAGCAGTCGGGTTCGAGCAGACGCCGCTCGGAAAGTATTCGGAAGGAACGGAATGACAAAGAAGAAAGCGCCAGAGGACTTGCTGAAAGTCGGACGGCCTTCGCTCTATAAGCCGGAACACTGCGACATGGTGCTTGACCTTGGGAAACAGGGAAAGTCCATGACGCAGATGGCTGCGCACTTCGACGTTGATAAAGAGACCGTAAAGAACTGGACGCGGGATTATCCTGAATTTCTCGCCGCATTTACGCGAGCGATGACATTTTCGCAGGCGTGGTGGGAAGATCAGGGGCAGGCCGGGCTCGCAAGCCGCGACTTCAACGCGCCGCTCTGGCACAAGAACGTCGCCAGCCGGTTCCGCGAGGACTACACGGATCGCAAGGAAGTCACAGGGGCCGGTGGCGGGCCTGTGGCGGTCGCCAGCGTGGATCTTCGCGGTCTGAGCGATGCTGAGCTGGCGACGATGCAGACCCTGCTCGGCAAGGCCACAGACGCCAAATGAACGCGCCCCTGTCCCGCGACATCATGAAGGAGATGGTGGACCGGGAGGTGTCGCGCCGGGCCGCGAGCGCCTCGCTCTACGAGTTCGTCAAGCAGGCGTGGCATGTGCTTGAGCCCGGAACCACCTTCGTGCCGGGCTGGCATATCGAGGCGATCTGCGAGCATCTGGAGGCCGTGACGGCGGGCGAGATCCTGCGCCTGCTGGTGAACATCCCGCCCCGCCATTCGAAGTCCACCATCATCAGCGTGGCGTGGCCATGCTGGGAGATGATCACCGCGCCGCACCAGCGATACCTCTGCGCCTCCTATTCCAGCAGCCTCTCGATCCGCGACAACCTCGCCGCTCGGCGTCTGATCCAGAGCCCTTGGTATCAGGAGCGGTGGGGCCACCTGTTCCAGCTCGCTGGCGATCAGAATGCCAAGCAGCGGTTCGAGACCACCAAGAACGGCTACCGGATCGCCACCTCAGTCGGCGGCACGGCGACCGGCGAAGGCGGATCTCGCCTGATCCTCGACGATCCCCATTCCGCCAAGGACGCCCAGTCGGACGCCATCCGCGAGTCAACGATTGACTGGTTCAACCAAGTGTGGTCGAGCCGCCTGAACGATCCGAAAAGGGATGCGATGGTCACGGTGATGCAGCGCCTGCATGAGCGGGATGTCTCCGGCATCATCCTCGAACAGAAGGGCTGGGAGCATGTCTGCATCCCCGCCGAGTGGGACGGGAAGGTGCGCCGCACCTCGCTCGGCGTCTACGATCCCCGCCGCAAAAAGGGCGAGCTGATCTGCCCCGACCGCTTCGGGGACAAGGAGATCACCGCGCTCAAGAACAGCCTCGGAGCCTACGGCACAGCCGGGCAGCTCCAGCAAGAGCCTGCCCCGACCGAGGGCGGCATCCTCAAGACCGATTGTTTCGAGCTGTGGCCGACCGACAAGGGCCTGCCCCCGTTCGAGTTCATCCTTCAGTCCTACGACTGCGCCTTCACCGAGAAGACGACTGGCGACCCGACCGCATGCACTGTCTGGGGCGTCTTCACCCATGAGGGCGAGCGCAACGCCATGCTGATCGACGCATGGGACGAGCATCTGTCCTACCCGGATCTGCGCGCCCGCGTCATCAAGGACTGGGCCACCGAATACGGCGGCATGACGAAGGACAGCCCCTACAGCCGGGCTCGGCGGGCCGACCGGATGCTGGTCGAGGCCAAGGCCAGCGGCCAGAGCCTGCTTCAGGACATGCGCCTCGCCCGTGTCCCGGCCATCGGCTACAACCCCGGCAATGCCGACAAGGTGAGCAGGGCGCACCAAGCGGCCCCGACGCTGGAGCTAGGCTTGATCTGGATACCAGAGTCCACTAAGAATAAGGGGCATCCGGTGAGCTGGGCTGGCGCTTTCCTACGTCAGCTATCGAAGTTTCCAGTGGCAGAGCATGACGACTATGTGGACACGTTCACGCAGGCGATCATCTACCTCAAGGACGCTTCGTGGTTCGAGCTGCCACGCGCAAAAGACGTTGACGAGCGCCGCCCTGCCAAGCGCGAACATGTCAATCCCTATGCAGTGTGAGGCTCACGATGGCTGACCGTCCCTTCAACCTAGGCATCGACCCGGCTGACGCTCAGGCGCGGCTCCAGCAGCTATTGCAGCCGACCCAGTATGCGATGGGCGGGCCTGTTGGCATGCAATCAACTGGTGATGCTTATGGCGCACCGCAGATGAGTGCTGGCGGGCAAGCTATGGCCAATGATAATCTTGTCTACAACCCTGATGAGATCGACGCGATAGCCGCTCAGATCCGTGGAGTGAACTAATGCCTGAGACCATGCAGGAAGACGACGATCTTCACCCCGGCGACGTTGTGCGCCTTGAGGACGAGTTCAACGAGGTCGAGGACACGGAAGACGGCGGCGCTATCATTCATCTCGACAACGAGGTGGATGAGAAGGTTCACCTTGAGCATTTCCAGAACATCGCGGACGAAGTTGATCCTGCGATGTTGCGCGAAGCGGTCAACGACCTTCTCGACAAGATCGACAAGGACAAGGAAGCCCGCGAGAAGCGCGACAAGCAGTACGAAGAGGGCCTGCGCCGCACTGGTCTGGGCGATGACGCCCCCGGTGGCGCGCAGTTTCAGGGTGCGAACAAAGTCGTCCACCCCATGCTCGTTGAAGCCTGCGTGGATTTCTCTGCGCGCTTCATGAAAGAAGTGTTTCCGCCCGGTGGCCCTGTCAAAAGCAAGGTTCTTGGCATTCAGGACAACGAAAAGATCGCCAAGGGTCGCCGCAAGGCCGACTTTATGAACTGGCAGACGACTGAGCAGATGGTTGAGTTTCGTGGCGAGCTGGAACAGCTCAGCACCCAGCTCCCGCTCGGTGGTGGCCAGTACATGAAGTTCATGTGGAACGCTCAGTGGAAGCGTCCCATGTCCGAGTTCATCCCGATTGACGATGTGTATCTGCCGTTTGCCGCCACCAACTTCTACTCGGCTGAGCGCAAGACCCATGTCCAGTACGTCACCGAGATGGAGTTTGAGCGTCGCGTCAAGATTGGCATGTACCGGGATGTTGAGGTCGGGGCTCCCGACGACCCCGAGTTCAGCGAAAGCACCAAGGCCAACGACAAGATCGAAGGGCGCAAGGACGCCTCCTACAACGAAGACGGCCTGCGCACCATCTTCGAGGTTTACACGCACCTTGATTTTGGTGATGGCGTCGAGCCCTACATCATCAGCATCGACAAAAGCAGCAGCAAGGCTCTCGGCCTCTACCGGAACTGGGAACCCGACGATGAAATGCGCAAGGAACTGGACTGGATCGTTGAGTTCCCGTTCATCCCGTGGCGCGGCGCGTATCCGATTGGCCTGACGCACATGATTGGCGGCCTCTCCGGGGCCGCTACAGGCGCTTTGAGGGCGCTGCTGGACTCTGCGCACATCCAGAACATCCCGACGCTCCTGAAGCTCAAGGGAGGCCCCGGTGGCCAGTCCCTGAACATCCAGCCTACCGAGGTCATCGAGATCGAGGGCAGCGGGATGATCGACGACATCCGCAAAATCGCGATGGCGGTGCCGTTCAACCAGCCCAGCCCGACGCTTTTCCAGCTTTTAGGCTTCTTGGTTGACGCCGGAAAAGGCGTTGTTCAGACGAGCTTCGAAAAACTGTCGGATCAGAGCCCGAATCAGCCGGTTGGCACCACAATGGCGCTGATCGAACAGGGAATGGTGGTCTTCAGCTCCATTCACTCGCGTTTGCACAGCTCAATGGCCCGGTGCTTCAAGATCTTGCACCGGATCAACTCGGCGTATCTGACCACCGAGGACATCGAGGCGCAGCAATCGGGCCTTGAGATTGATCCGTCCGACTTTGACGGGCCGCTTGACGTAATTCCGGTCAGCGACCCGTCGATTTTCAGCGATACGCAGCGTTTTGCCCAGACTCAGGCGGTTATGCAGCGCGCTGCGATGATGCCGCAGATGTACGACCCCAGAAAGGTCGAAGAACGCTTCCTGCGCGACATGAAGGTGCCGGAAAACGAGGTTTTGGTGCCGAAACTCGGCAGCGAAGACATGGACCCGGTGTCCGAGAACGTCGCCGCGACAATGGGAAGGCCGATCTTCGTGATTCCGAAGCAGGATCACATGGCGCACATCCAGACGCACATGGCGTTCCTGAAGTCGCCGCTGTTTGGTGGGAGCCCGTTCATCGCCAACAGCTATCTGTTCCCGATGGCAAGCCATCTGCGTGACCATCTGCTGAACTACTATCTGGTCGAGGCCCACAACGCCGTCGATATGGCGCATCGAGAGGGCCTGATTCAGGAAGA